ACAGCCATATAATATTTTTTATACATTGCAAATGGAAAAATACCACCATCAATAGTTAATTCATCTTTTCTAATTGATTGTTCATACTCTATAAATGTATCATAATCGAATGCCTCTGGAGTGCGTCCAAAATCTTTAACTGGGAAGTTAAATATACCAGGACCTTCAGGTTCAATTTGATTTAATGTTAATACATTTTTTTCTTTAAGTTGTGCTTCAATTTCTAAGTCAAAATCCTTACTAAAAACATTATCATCATTTACAATAAATATTTTTTCATTAATGGCATTCATTACACCTAAATTAAGTGCTGTTTGCATGCCTTGGTTTTCACCTAAATTTAAGACATTAATGCTATCTTGGTACTTATCTAAAATATGTTGACTTTCTTCTATAAACCCATCTACAGCAACTATAATTTGGTTTTTATTATATTGTTGTTCAATACACGATTTTAAACAAATATCTAAATATTCTGGGTTTCGATATGTTGGTACTATTATGCTAATCATAAATTAAAATTTGTATATTACTAAAACATCATCATGTCTTCCTTTTACCTTACGTAGGTCTATGATTTCACAATTTTCATGTAGTTCTTCAAAGGAATTTTTATGATTATCTATACCATTTACGTCTTCGATTATATAAACCCCACCTTTATTTATCTTATGAGATTTTTTAAACATATTAAATGTTTGGATTTGGTCTGTAACACGATGAGAACCATCGTCTACCACTATATCAAAACTAATATCTTTAATTGTATCTAAAAAAGGATATTGTGTAGCGTCCTCAATCCAAATCTTAAACCTTTCATCATCTTTATAACCACCAGGTTTAAATTTATCACTGAATATTTCTATATCATGGATATCCGCTCCATGTATTTTACCATTATGGAAGAATTTATACCACATTTCTAAAGATTCCCCATATGCAATTCCTATTTCAAGTAAGTTAATAGATTTATCCCTATAAGGGGTAAGGAGTTTTTCATATGAGTCAATATAAGAATGTGCTGTTCCTTTATCACCGTGTCCTCCTGCTGGGTTAGGATCACAATGTTCTAAATATATTTCATTTAATGTTTTCATAAAGTATTGTAATAACTATTTTGTTTTTCTTGTCGTTTAATATCTTTAGGGTGATAAAGTGCAAAATCGTGGAAAGCAGGAAGTGGGGCATATGTTTTGAAACCTTCTAATCTTTCATGAACTTTATTTATCCATTTAATCTCAGGTTTGTTCTTCCAAATTCTCCATTGATAATCAGGCCAATTAACCCTTCCTTCATCATCAACATTCCATCTCCATTTAGTAGTATGTTCCTGAGTTAATCCTTCTACAGTATTTACTCTAGGAACTAGGTATACTTCGTTGTTAGGGTTTTCTTCTAAAATTAAAGGTAAATTATCTATTAAAGACTTATCTGGGATTTCATCTGCGTCTATTTGGAAAATATAGTCCCCAATACATAAATCCTTTAAATAATTTTTCCAATCTGCGAAATGATTTTCAAATTTTTTACGAGTTAATTTAATGTGTTCTTCATTTTTTAACTTAGTTAAATAAGCCCAAACTTCAGAGGTTCCAGATTGTTTATCAAACAAAACTACAATTTCATCCTGTTCTCTCTTATTAACTAATAGTACTGAAAGTAGTTTTTGTATTTCAATAAACTCGTTACATACTGTTATTGCATAACTTAACTTCATATTTATTCTGGTAATGCTCCAATATATGAAAGAGCTTCTATAAAATCACGTTCTTTAAATGAACTTATTGTTTCCATATCTGGCTTAAATTCAATTTTATTACCCATGCTATCTACAATGGGTTCATCTAATTTAACTGCTTTTACTGCAGCCCAAGCCCATTCTTCTGGGTTAGTCCCATTAGCATAAATCATCCCAAGTTCTGGGACATTTATGTTTGTAGGTAACCAAATTAAGTCAGTTGAAGTGTCTAACCAAGCTAAGTCCTTATATAACTCAGGAAGTAACCCCATTTGTTCATCATAAAATTCAGATCCTGCCTTCATTAGAGTATTTGTCCAAAAACCACATGATAAACTCATATATTGAGTTATATCTGCGCTTACTTCAATTTTGTAACATAAGTCCCCACCTGATTTAGGACAATTGATTATTTCGTCGTATTGCATATGTTTATAATTTTGGGGTTTGTAAATTAGGTAAAGTTAATTCTACTTGTTTTGGAAACTCTGGGATGTTATGGGATAAGATAGTATTTACTAGACTACTCATACTTTCATAATTAAATTGTGTTTTAATTTTATGTCCCTGTTGTTTACCCTTAATTTCATATTTTTTATAATTTTTAAAAATATCATTAAACGATTTTACTGCCGCACTTGGATTTACTTGGAACCAACTAGATTCTGGTTTTAACCATTGATTTGAAGCTGATTGGTCCATTTTTTCTAATAAGCCTGGTAATAATGTTGTATATTCTGGGTCTAGGAAATCAGTATGTCCTGACCAATTACTAGCAATTATAGGTTTTTTAGATAAACAAAACTCAGCTAAAGGTCTTCCATACCCCTCACCCTTAGTAAAACTAACCATAGATTTAACTTTTGGGTGGTTATAAAGTTCATTTACTTCTTGATCTGATAATCCACCATTTAATATATAAACATTAGGAAGATTTTTAATATTTTTAAAATACATTCTTTTGATAGCAAGTATTTTATCTAATAATTCCTCTCTACTTATGTAACTATTAGTCCCAGTAGACGTTTTTAAAATTAGAGCGGGTGGTGACTTTTGGTTTTTAAACGCATCAAAAAAGTATTTTACCAATAACCCAACATTTTTTCTGTCATGACCTATATTCCCATTCATCCAATGTCCTACAAACAGAAAACAAAATTGTTCTTTAATTGAAGATAAATCTAATGTTACTTCATTATTAGGTAAAAATTTGTAAATATCTAAATCAACCCCTTCAAATATTACATGAATAGGTTTTTCATTTTCTATTTTACCTACAATTTGTTGGTTTCTTTTATCTCTTTTTTCAAATTTACTACTAGCAAATACTTCCTTAGAATGTTTAGAAGAAACAAAATTCATATTCATTCTATTTAAACCTTCAATCCAAGTAGCGTCACATAATGTACTTTCAATACCCGCTGTACAACCAATATTGTATTTACCTGCTGGTTGGAATTCACTTGGAATAGTTATTTGCATCCAAATTTCGGGCTGTTGTTCTACTTTTGTAACTACATGATCTAATAAAAACTTCCACTTTTCATGGTCATTACAAAAACCAAACGGAGTATCCCCCCATCTTTGGGATAGTAATTTTACATCATATCTTTCGGTTTCAATAATGGCTTTAACTATGTCTCTGGATCTACCTCCATACCCACTATAAGTATCAAATGGGCAACTTATTATAAAAACTGGTTTGTTCATTAGTATGTGATTTTATGATTTAAAAATTTTCCTTTATATTCTGTAGCATTAACTATCTCAAATGGTTTTCTAGGTTCCCATATTTTAAATAATTCATCAAACGATTCCATAACCCTTTGTGCTTGGTGTTTTTGAGTAAATCCTGCTTCATCACTAATAGCCCATTCTCTACCTTTTAACCCTCTAGATTTACGTTCTTCATCACTTAATGAATATATTTCTTTTATTCTATCGCAGGCATCTTCCCATTTACATCTATCATCATAGATATAAGGAGTTGGAGGAGAACCTTGGACTGACCTTGAAGTTGGGTAAACTGGGAATACCCATTCACCGTGGTTTTTATAAGTACCTCTATGGTTAGAAGGCACATCAGAACTAGGTTCAAACCATTTACCTTCATTATCTATAAACCTCATTTGATCTTGCATTCCACCTGTTACATTAGCTATAATTGGTGTTCCTGATAATATTGCTTCTGTAATAGTTAACCCCCATCCTTCATTAGAAGTTAATAATATTTGGGCATCAGCTAAGTTATATAAGTAATTTAGTTGTTTTCTTGATAGTTTATTAACAGAAAAAACTACACAATCATCATATTTCTCACCAAATAAATATTCTTTTACTTTTGCTAAATCTGTACCGTGGTTTGTAACTATTTCGGTATGTAATATTAATTTACATTTTAAAGCTTCCTCATAAGGAAGTGAATCTAAAAACGCTCTAAAAGCCATCATTGTATCTGGGATTGCTTTTCTACGAATGTTTCTAGAATTAAAAAATAAAGTAAAATCTCTATCTTCTTTACCTAAAAGGCTCTGCTCGAACGTTTTAAATTCATGAGACGCTTTTTCATCTTGGCTTAAAGGGTAATATGATTTTTCATCTAAACCATGTGGAACATACTTGAATACCCTTTTACTATTATCAATATCCTTTAATACTAATTTATTAATATTAACAGTTTGTTTAGAAATACCCATTAATAAATCACAGGCTTCATAATAAGGTTGGTTATACCTAGGTGCTGGATAATCATCCCAGATGTTTAAATAGGCAATAGGTGCTATTTTTCTTAATCTGTCTTCCATATTAAATATATGTTGGAAATATCTAGGATCAGTGATTAATAGAATAGCATCGGGTTTTTCTATCTCAAATATACTATTAATTTCTTGGGAAGTACCATAACCATTTACAGCATATATAAAGACTGAAGAATCATCTATTCCCGCTACTTCATTTGTTGATTGAGATATGTCTAACCGTTGTCCAACTTCTGGGTGTTTAATAGCTCCACCAACATTAACCCAATTAAAATGGTGAGCAGTACCACATACTATTTCTTTTGCAACTGTTGCTACCCCTGAATGTACTCTAATATCATCACAGACTAACATAATTTTCTTCCTTTTATCCTTTGGAAGATGTTTAAAACTTTTATTCATATTTTTACCTATTTATAATTCTAAATTAGATTGGTTAGTAATTTTTTTTCTGAAATCTTCATCTGTAAGATACAAATACAAAGTGCGGTCGGCAAGTTTTTGGAAAGAAAACTTTCGCCTAACACATTCTATTTTAAAATTTTCGAATAAATCACTTTTTACTTTAACACTAGTTAGTGTCATTTTTTTATCTGTTGCCATAATTTTAATTTTTAATAACGTTTATTATACATATATAATTATATTAGTAGATTATTCCTTCTCCACAATGTTCTTGATCTTCCTTATAAGGACAAAAATTACAATTCCACTTTGAAGGGGATTTAGGATAATTAGCCTCTTTTATTTGACCATTAGAGTTAAAACATTCATTTATAAAACTATTAATAGCATTTTTTGCTCTACCTAATTTAATTTTTCCACTAGGAGGAGTAAATGTTTGTACTCTATACGCTTGATGGGGTGACATTAATTTCTCATCATCCCAATCTAAAACTTTACGTTTTAATATAAAAAACTCAATTTCAATTTTTTCTAAAGGTATATTATACTGCTCAGAAAAATATTGTTTGTATAGTAACAATTGAAACTGTTTATCTTCATTCTTTTTATCTTGGTCTCTCCAACCTCTAGTACTGGTTTTAATGTCAATTATCTTGAAGGTATCTGTTGCTTCATGGTATGTTACAACATCAAGATACCCCATATACAATACGTTATTATACATTTTATTTGGCGCAACTACAATTGGTATTTCACAACCAACTAAGTATGTTCCTTTTTTACTAAAGTAAGCACTACGTTTTTTCTTAAACCAATTTAAGATAGCAACCCCATCTTCAAAAAACTCTCTCATTTCAGTAGCTGAAGAAAAGTGTTCATCTTTGTTGGATTTGTACTGTTTTTGGTATTCTTCAATAAAGGTTTGTTGGAAGTTTTCTTCAATGTTTATTTCCCTATCGGCAGCTGCAAATGAACTTTCATAAG